CTCGGGTGACTATTCCGCGGCTACCGATGGCCTCAGTCTTGAGGTTAATCAGAGCTGTCTCCACGCAATGCTGGACGCGTTCCAAGCAACTCCTGAGGAGCGCGAGGTGTGCAGCAAAGTCCTGGGACGCCACGAAGTCGAATACCCAGACCGACTGATCACAGAGGGCAACGGCCTTGAGCCGTTCACTATGCTCAACGGACAACTGATGGGTTCCGTCCTTTCATTTCCTGTCCTTTGCGCGGTCAACCTGGCCGCCTATTGGTGTGCGCTCGAAGAGTACACAGGCAGGAAATTTAAGAAGGAACAGCTTCCGGTCTTAGTCAATGGTGATGATATCCTCTTTAAGGCGAATGCCGCCTTCTATGAGGTGTGGAAGAAATGGGTCGGCAGAGCCGGCTTCTCCCTATCTCTAGGAAAGAATTACATCTCTCCAAATTTCATCACCGTGAACTCCGAGTCTTGGATACACAAGGGGGGTAGCAACTTTTGCAAATTGCCCTTCCTCAACTGTGGCCTGCTCCTCCAAGAGGCGACTGGCCCTGAGAAAGTTCCCTTACGATCCGAGACTGCGGAGCGACCTCTTATCCCCAAGCTCCAGTGGATCATCGATAACTGTGCCAACCCAGCGAGAGCCTTTGACAGGATCAAGCATCATTGGCGGCGCAGTATCGCGATCCACACTGAGAATGGGCGCTACAATCTTTGTGCGCCTGTTGAGCTTGGAGGATGTGGTCTTCGACTACCGGAAGCGTGTCGGCCAGCGGTACACTTCACCGCATTCCAGCAACTCCTCGCTGGCCGATCCCATCAGCTTTACAAGAACTTCGAAGGTAAGGAGATTCGCGAGTACCCTTCCACAGGTCTCGAACGCCTGGCTGTCGCCAGGGTCGCGAAATCTCTTAACCCTCTCTCAACTGAGGACCGCGCAGGTATTGCGGTTCTCCGAGGTCCTTATGAGCCGGTTAGAGGAGAAAAGGAGGTGCGTTTTGAGGATCCTCTCGCCTGCCGACGAGTGGCGGTCGAACTTAATACGGCACAGGAGCGTCAGAATACTGATCGTCCTGTGTTCGCCCTCAAACGCATCCCTAGACGACGACTGGACTCTGTCTTCGCGGCAGGGACCAAAATCACCAAGCCGTTCACCTTCCCATTCGAGGTGCGCAAACAATTAGCACGGGGGCCAACTGATGACGCATCCCCGCCTCAAAACTTTGAGGAAAAGATTGCAGAAATGGCTACGGAGCTCTGCATTAGCGCCCCGGAACCCTCCTACTTCTGGAGGGGGGAAGATGATCGCTGGTGACCATGGGCCCCGCGGGGTCCAACCAAGGTGGCCTCTCGGCCATCTTGGACGTAAGAGTGGCTTCTTCAAAATTTCGAGATCAATTCTCGCCACTACTTACAGTTGTCGTCATATCGCTGTGGAACATGGCGCGCCAAGTTCGCCGGACTATTGCGAAGAAGAAGAGAGGGAATGGCCGCAGGTCTCGCGCTGACATCGTGTTGGCGCAAGGAACCGGTCGCACCGTGAGACGCCCGTTTGGCTCATCACGTCGTGCGATAGGTTTGGATGGCTGGAACGCCTTCCTACCTGCTCACCTTCCTCTCCCCCGTTCGGTTGGTCCTTACACGGTCGTGCGAACGACCGGCTTGATCTCCTCCAACGATCGAGTGAACATCATCGGCTGCTTCTCGCAGTCTTTGTCACCCGCTCCCAGGGAGAACTGGACCACTATTGGGATGATTAAGTCCGTGAACTCGGCTTTGGCCGTCAACGCGCCAAGCAACACCTTCCTGCACTCTATTCCTTTCCCCGGTAACGGGTCTTTGACTGGGACGGGCCTCTCGGCCGTTCCAGCCGCCATCTCAGTGCAGGTAATGAACCCTAATCCTCTCCAAACTACTCAAGGGATTGTTGCGGCAGCTGTGTGCCCCACTCAGCTCGACCTTCGAGGTCGGACTGAGACTTGGGCCGATTTCGGAACGGAATTCGTCTCGTTCATGAGGCCTCGCCTCATGTCAGCGGGCAAGTTGGCTCTTCGGGGTGTCCAGATGGACTCTTATCCCCTGAATATGAGCGCCCTTGCTGATTTCCGTCCCATCTACAGCTATGCCGACACTGCCTTCACCTGGGATTCATCGAATCTGGTGCACCCTCTCGGGTTTGCACCTATCGTGGTGATCAACCAGGGGTCGACAGAAACTCCTCCTCTTGAGCTCAATTTCCTCGTGACAATTGAGTGGAGAGTCCGGTTTGACATCGGTAATCCCGCTGTGGCCTCGCACACTCATCATGGTGTGTCTTCGGACCAACATTGGGACGACCTCATTCGTCAAGCCGTTGACAAGGGTGCTGGTGTTGCCGACATCGTTGAGAGAGTTGCCAATGCAGGGGGGGCCATAGCCGAGATGGCTCAGGCGGCCCGCCCACTCTTCAAGCAACTCCCTAAGATGTGGTAATTGTTCCACAGCTTCTCCTCCTAGTCTGCTAGCAAGCCGTTCTGTGACGGCGCTTGTTGCGTAATCAGAATTCCCTCTTCTGTGTGGCTCCACACGAATGGCCGATTCTGTGCCAGGCAAGGGTATAACCCGCAAGATCCTGGACAGGCCTATCGTGGAGCTGCGTGGCTGAGGGACTGCTGCTGAACCAATGAGTGTCTTCATAGTAGCCGTTCGTGCTCATCGGCTGCCCTGCAGCAGGTTGGTCTCTGACCACCCCACCAGGCCTTGTTGCCTGCCTATACATAATAGTGGGGTTCCCTGTCAC